AGTTGTTTACGAACAAAACGTAAACGCTGTATTCTTCAAAATGCAGACTGCCACTCGCAACCAAATTAAAGTATTAGCACAAAACCCAACAATCAGAATGATCGTTGAAACTAATAACGAAACCAACACTTCAAAATACGTTTACGTAGGTGAAGAGTACGGAATGCAGTTGTTAACTTCAGCAGGAGGTACTGGAACATTGTTTGGTGATCGTAACGGCTATACTTTAACTTTCACTGGTAGAGAACCAAACCCAGCAGCTTTCATTTCAGCCTCTAACGAGACTCAGTTGTTAGCTCTTTTAGACGGAATTACAATTTCCTAAAAAATAAAAACCGAGAATGGGGTTGTGGATTGCCACAACCCTTTCTTGGTATTAAATTGAAATTATGCTACAGCTAAACAAATCAGAAGCAGTAAATACTATAGCATTTTACCCGAATGAATTAACTACGGGTAGTTCTATTCTGCTTGAATTTACACAATCATATAGTAACACTGTAACTGGTAGTTTTCCGGCAGACGTAATTTCAGATCCTCAAACTACTCCTTACATTATAGCCCAGTTTAGCGGATCTTTACTTCCAAGTGCTTCTGGTCAATACGACTTTAAAATATTTGATTTTACACCTTCCACAGCATTAGTTTGGAACACTACAAATACTCAGTGGCAATTAACTAATGTAATTTGGAATGCAGGTAATCCTGCAGTTATTGGAGATCAAATCAGTGTAGAAAGAGCAATAATTTCAGGCAGCGACGTCACACCTATAACCGAGTATGTATCACCGAATGAGAATGCTCGTTATAAAGTTTACCTAGGATAATATGGAAAAACAATTTAAATTTCAAACACTAAATAAGGTAGAATCAGATCGCCAATTCCCTTCAGAGAAATCAATGAAGGGTTTTGTTCAATATGGTCTATATAATGACTTCCCTGAGTATCTTATTTACTTGTTTAACAATTCAGCCATCAATAATACCGCAATTAATGCTACAGTTGATGCTATCGTAGGTGAAGGTTTAGTATGTGATCAATCTCATTTACTAGATGAAGCAAACAACGAAGGAGAATCATGGAATGATATCTTTAAGAAAATATCTCTCGATTATAAATTATATGGTGGGTTCGCTTTAGAGGTAATATGGTCAAAAGACCGTTTAAGAATCGCTGAAATTTACCACGTTGATTTTTCGTGGCTACGCGCTAAGGAAAAGAATGAACGCGGTAAAATCCCAGGATATTACATTAGCGATGAGTGGGCTGAAAAGTACCGCTTTGGAGGAACTGGTGGCTTGTACAACAATGCTGCCTCAACTGGAATGCTTCCAGATTTACCTTACTTACCTGTATTTAATGCTAAGAAAAAAGACGCAGAACCAAAACAAATTTTTGTTTATAACCCTTATCGTCCTGGTCAGCGTTACTATCCTTTGCCTGATTATGTAGGTGCATTACGAGTAATTGATTTAGATTCAGAGGTAGATAATTTTCATATCTCAAACATTAAGAATGGTTTAGCACCATCTTTAGCTATTACTACCTTTACAAATGCTGATATAGACCAACGTAATGATATTGAGGCAATGCTTCGTTTACAATATCAAGGTTCAGGCAATGCAGGAGCAATGATGTATATGGATGTTGATTCTCCAGAAAATGCTCCTATAATTACCCCTATTAATGGTAATGGTTCAGATGATTACTATATCGCAATTAACGATATGGTAAAAGAAAAAATATTAACTGCACACAGAATTACCTCACCAGAGATTTTTGGTATAATGACCCCTGGTAAATTAGGAGGTAAAGATGAGGTAACAGATGCTTACCTATTGTTTATTAACACAGTTATTCGTCCTTTCCAACAAACCCTATTGGCAGAAATAGAAAATTTCTTACATTTAATGTTTCCATCAGCAGGTGATTTTTCAGTAGGTGTTCAACAATTAAGATTGTTTAGTGACGGAGAAACAGAAGTAGATGTAGTAACATCAGTAGAATCAGAAGCAGGTGAAGATAAACAACTTGAGGCTGAGATTGAACAAACAGACATACAAGCAGAAAACGACGAATTAGCAATATTATAATGACTACAACACTAATAATTTCAGAAGAAAAATTACGTGAATTCACTGACATAAATGATAACTTAGATTCTAAGTTGTTAATGAACGCAGTACGTGAGGCACAGGACATTTATTTGCAACGCCTTACTGGTACTTCACTTTACGAATACATCCTTAGTGAAATTGATGCCAATACTCTAAGTGGTGATTATAAGCACTTAGTTGATACTTTTATTCAACCATTTTTAATCTATGCTTCTTATTGGGAATCATTAGATGCTATTTATTCTCGCCCAAGAAACAATGGTTTATTACAGCCAACAGGGGGTGAAAATAGTGAAAAAGCAGACGGTACTTGGTACAATAGAAAACGCCAAATGGTAGAAAATAAAATGGAATACTATAGTGAGCGTTTAACTAATTATCTAATTCAAGAGGAAGCAAAATTCCCTCAATTAAATGATAACGGACCTTTCTGGAAGCAATCTCCAGATTATGGATCAGGTTATAAATCACCAATCGTATTTGCTAGAACTACAAGATCATACCATTTAGCTGGAGCATTAAACGCAGGATTACGCTTAGCGGATTCACGTTATCCATTTATGCCTTATGGTAGTGATGTTTTTTACAGAGGACCTAGACCTTGCTAATATAAAATAATATGGGAAACAATTTAACAGGACAATTAATTTCGGCTACCTATGAACAATTGGTACAAATCTCAGGTAGTATTCTAACTGATGGTACTGGTTCAAATATTACTAGTTTAGATATAACTGCCTCTAATGCTGTAAGTGCTTTATCAGCTAATAGTGCATCTGTAGCTACTTCAGCTTCATTTGCAGATACTTCAATTTCAGCATCTTTTGCTACTACAGCTTCATTTGCTTTAAATGCTGGAGCTATTGATTCAGGATCATTTATGATCACTGGTAGTGTATCTTCTAATACACTTACATTTGAAAAAGGAGATGGAAGTACATTTAATTTAACAGTTGATACAGGCTCAGCAGTATCTGTTAATACAGGTAGTTTGTTAGTAACCGCGTCTATAAGCGATGCTACTATTACATTCACTAAGGGCGATGCAAGCACATTTAATATTGTAGTAAATAACGTATCTAACGCGGTTTCAGCATCACATGCTGTAATTGCTGATAGTGCTTTAACTGCTACTAGTGCTTCTCATGCTTTAAATGCCGATAATGCTATAAGTTCATCTTATTCATTGACTGCTACAAGTGCATCTCATGCCTTAGCTAGTGATACTGCAATTAGTGCTTCACATGCTATTTTTGCTGATACAGCTGGTTTTGCTACTGATGTAAATGCTTTATATACAGCATCTGTAAGTGATGCTACCATTTCATTCCTAAAAGGTGGAGGTGGAACATTCCCAATAACAATAAATAATGTAGCTAATGCTGTAAGTGCTTCATATGCTGCTACAGCTTCATTTGCTTTAAATGCTGGTGGAGGTGAATTGTCAGGTCTTATTTCAGGTTCAGGAACAGATTCATTAATTTCAGCAAATTATCAATCTACAGCTTCATTCGCTTTAGGGGTAGAATCAATTGCTATTGGTAATAACACACAAGCTGACAGTGCTAACCAAGTAATTTTAGGTACAGATATTACTTCTTCTGGAGGTAGTAACGATCGTAGTATTACAATAGGTACTGATAATATTTTACAAGGTTCAGCTAATGATAACGTTTTAATTGGTAACAATTTTAATGCTCAAGCCGGTAAAAACAAAGTAGTATACATTGGTAATAATCCAGGTACTAATTTTGTAAATAGTGATTCTGTTTGTATTGGGTATGATGTTCAAGCAGCTATCTTAAACGTTTCTATTGGTAATCTCTCTAGAGCTACTGGTAATAATGCTGTATCAGTAGGATACAATGCTATAAGTAATGCTGAAGCTGCAATTAGTATAGGTAGGGATGCTTTTTCAAGTGGCCAGTATGATGTAACTTTAGGTTACGATGCTAGAACAGAAACAGGCAATAATGCTATTACAATTGGTAAAAGTGCTAGGAATATTTCTGCTAATGATTCTATTGTAATAGGAAATGGCCAATCAGTAGGTGTAGCAAACGAAATCAATATTGGTGGTATCTTTAGATACAATAGCGGCTCTAGTGGTGAGATTGAATTAATATCTAATAGTGGTTCTGTTATATACAAAAGTGGAGCACTTAGTGGTTCATTAATTGATAACATTACAGACATTTATACTTCAACTGCTGCAATTGAACACGTAGTTAGTTTAACTCAAGTAGAATATAATGCTATAAGTGCTTCAGCAGATCCTAATACACTTTACTATATTACTGATGCACCTGGAGCTGCTGCTCCAACATTACAAGAAGTAACTACAGCAGGAGCTGCTACTTCAGCAAGTATTACTTTAACTGATGGGGTTGTTGCTTCAAACGTTATAAATGGTAACGGATCAGATTTTACACTTAGTTCTATAGATGCATCTACTAATTTAGCAATTAATTTCTTTGATGCAAGTTCTATAAACGGAGGATTTATCACATTCGATGTAGCTACAGGTGGATTAAACATTGCTGCTGATGGAGGTGCAACATTAACTGGTAATGCAGATACAGCTACAAGTGCTTCACACGCATTAAACGCAGATAATGCTATAAGTTCATCTTTTGCCTTAACAGCTTCGTATGCTGAAGGACCTGTTACTTTAGGTAGTAATACTTTTACAGGAGACCAAGTTATTAGTAGTGCCAGTTTAACTATTGATGGACCAGTTTACGGAGGGGTATCAGCATTAAGTATTTCTTCAAATACAGCTTCAATGGATTTAACTGTAAATAACTTCTTTACATTAACCCTAGTTTCTGGAAGTAATACGTTTATCAATCCAACTAATATTACAGCAGGTCAAACAATTAATTTAAGAGTAACTCAACCTAATCCAGGATTTGGTACTGTATCATTCCCAAGTTCAGTTAATCAAGTATCAGGAAGTGCTTATGTACCAACTGCTGTAGCTAGTGCTCAAGATATTGTAACATTTATTGCTTTTGATAGTTCTGACTTGTACTTAAGTAATGTTAAAAACCTAGTTTAATGCCCTTATTTACACCATTTGCCTTTGTAAAACAAGAAGCAGCAGGACCTGCTTATGTAACAACTGATTTATTAATGAATCTAATGGCTTATGATCCAGACTCATATCCAGGGACTGGGACTGTTATAACTGATTTATCAGGTAATGGATTAGATGGAAATATAAGTGGTTCAGTATCTTTTGATGCAAGTGGGTATTTAAATTTTGATGGAAGTACTAATTATGTCTATGTGAATGATGATAGTTTACTTGATTTAGGTACAGCTTATTCATTTGACAATTATATCTACGTTGACAACTACACTGAAAGATGGAGAATAATGCATAAATGGGTTTCCACTGCTGGAGGACAAGGATATACTTTCTCTACTCAAACTACTAGTGGTAAATTCTTTAGTTATTTAGATAGTAATTTGGCAGGAAATGCTTTATCCCCGACTGCAATAGGATTAGGTGCTTGGAAACAAGTTGTATTAGTAAGAGATGCAGGCTCAACAAAGATATATGTTAATGGTGCCGAGGTTTGGAGTACAACAACTGGAACTACTGCTGCACCAACAGCTAATTCTAATAACTTATTTATGGGATTTGGTAATCAGGAAACTGAATTTGGAGAAGGAAGATGGGCACACGGTAGGATTTATACTAAAGCTTTAAGTGCTGCTGAAGTGCTTCAAAATTATAACGCATTACCTACTCTTTAATATGGGACAAGCATACTTAGGAAATACAGTACTAAACCAAACTTGGTTAGGTAATACTCAAATTAATAAGGTAGAATTAGCTCCTTGGCAATTTATTCTTTATGGAGGAGGTGATGTTGTTACTAGTCAAGCGGATTTTGAAGATAAAATTGATACTTTAGCTACTAGTAATAGTGGAATAACTGTTGGTACTTTTGAAATTCAAAATAATAATGTTTTTGTTAATTTTGATACTAGTGCTTGGAATGGTAACCCATTTGAGTTTATTCCTAATGCATTTACTGGGAGTAGTGCTACAGCTTTATATTCTACTGCTAAATTTGAT